CTGTCTGTACGGGTTGTGAGGTCGCGACACGTTGCGTAATCGGCGTGAGGTGGCATGCCGCGCGCCGAGCTCACCTCTGCCTCACGCAGGACTTTGATCTTGAACCGCTGAGCCCCGGCATGGGGTACGCGGCCGTCCCGACATGGGAGGAATCGATGGCACGTCCGAGGGGCCCTNTCCCCAAGCGGAGCGAGGAGCGCCGCCGCCGGAACAAGCCGGAAGGCGGCGAGGTGACCAAGGTTTCTGCCGGTGTGGCCGTTGTGGAGTTCCCGCCGGCCCACGAGGACTGGCACCCGATCGCGCGCGAGTGGTACGAGTCGCTGCAGGTGTCGGGTCAGGCGGTCTTCTACGAGCCGTCCGATGTGGCGACCGCGGTGTATGTGGCGGAGGCCATGTCGCGCGGGCTGCAGGCGCCCCGGTTTTCGGCGCAGCTGTTTGCCGCCGTCTCCTCAGCGATGACCGAGCTGCTGACGACGGAGGGTGCGCGGCGTCGTGCGCGGCTCGAGCTCGAGCGGCATGGTGTTGAGGACGGGAAGCCGGCCAGCGTGCTCGCGTTGGACGATTACCGTGACGCTCTCGGCGGCTGACAACACGACGACTGTTGATCTTGACGCGTTGGAGCCGGTGCGGATCGGCCCGACGTGGCGGCGGGACCCGGATCATCCGAGCGGCTGGTATCTGCCGGAGCGCACGCTCGGGTGGAGCATCGTGATGTGGCAGGCCGAGGCGTTGCAGCATCCCTCGGGCCGGCCGTGGCGGTACACGCCTGAGCAGCTGCGGTTTGTGCTGTGGTGGTACGCGGTTGACGAGGATGGCCGGTGGCTGTTCCGGGATGGCGTGCTGCAGCGGATCAAGGGCTGGGGCAAGGACCCGCTGGTCGCGACGCTGGCGGCGACGGAGCTGGTGGGGCCGTGCCGGCCGGACCCGTCGGGGCGGACGGTTCGGGACCCGTGGGGGAATGAGCATCCGGCTGGTGTGCCGCATCCGGAGGCGTGGATTCAGATCGCCGCGGTGAGCAAGGATCAGAACCGGAACACGATGACGATCTTTCCGGGGATCTTCACCAAGGCGGCGCTTGAGCGGTACCAGATCGACCTCGGCAAGGAGATCATCTACGCGTTCAAGGGTGCCCGGCGGATTGAGGCGGTGTCGTCGTCGCCGCGTGCGCTCGAGGGTGGCCGGCCGACGTTCACGATCAAGAACGAGACGCATCACTGGCTCGCCACCAACGGCGGCCATGAGATGGACGCGGTGATCGAGCGTAACGCGACCAAGTCGTCGGACGGTATGGCGCGCGCGCTGGCGATCACGAACGCGTACATGCCGGGTGAGGACTCGGTGGCGGAGCGGGCACGTGAGGCGTATGAGCTGATGGCGGCGGGCCGGGCCCGGGACACGGGTCTGCTGTATGACTCGCTTGAGGCGCCGGCGGAGGCTCCGCTGTCTGCGGAGGCCGCGCCGCGGGTGGTCGAGCTGGTGCGGGGGGATTCGCACTGGCTGGATGTCAACGGCATCGTCCAGTCGATCTTGGACCCGCGGAATCCGCCGAGCCGGTCGCGACGGTTTTGGTACAACCAGATCGTCGCCGCCGAGGACGCGTGGGTCGCGCCGTACGAGTGGGATGCGTGCGAGCGTAAGGACCGGCTGGTGGAGCCCGGCGAGAAGATCACGCTGTTTTTCGACGGCTCCAAGTCGGATGATGCGACGGTGCTGGTCGGCTGCTGCGTGTCCGACGGGCATGTGTTCCTGATCGACTGCTGGCAGCGCCCGCCCGGCTTGGACTCCAGGGTGCCGTGGTCGGTGCCGCGGGAGCTGGTTGACGCGCGGGTGGACCGCGCGTTCGCCGAGTGGTCGGTGGTGGGGTTCTTCGCCGACCCTGGCGGTGGCGAGGATGAGACCGGCGAGCGGTATTGGGATGCGCTGCTGGATGCGTGGGCCGAGCGGCACGGCGCGGGCCTGCTGATTCATGCGGCGCCGCGGGGGTCGCGGAGCCCGCACCCGATCGTGTGGGACATGCGGACGCCAGCGCATCAGCAGGAGTTCACCGAGGCGTGTGAGCGTTCCTGGACGGATATCCGGGACCGTCTGCTGACGCATGACGGGAACCGGGTTTTGCGGCAGCACGTGGTGAATGCGCGGCGCCGCCCGAACAAGTGGGGCGTGTCGATCGGCAAGGAGCATCGCGAGTCGGGGCGGAAGATCGACGCCGCGGTGGCGATGGTCGGTGCGCGGATGGTGCGGCGGAAGCTGCTGGGGTCGGCGGAGTGGTCCAGGCAGTCGAAGGCGAAGCCCCGGTCGGGCCGGGTGTTTGGGTTCAGCTGATTGTGGAGGGGGGTGCTGGTGGTGGCGCTCTCCGAGAGCCAGGCGCTGGATGCGGCCAGGACGCTGCTGGAGCTGCGTGATGGGGAGCAGACGCGGCTGCGGAAAATCGCCGCGTACATGCGCGGCGAGGCCTCCAGCGTGTATGTGCCGAAGGGCGCGCGGCAGGAGTACAAGTGGCTGATCCGGCGGGCCCGGGTGAACGTGCTGCCGCTGGTGGTCACGGTGGTGGCGCAGGCGCTGTATGTGGACGGGTACCGGCCGGCGGGCTCGTCGCAGAACGCCAGGGCGTGGGAGATCTGGCAGGCGAACCGGATGGATGCCCGCCAGCATGGGCTGCACCGTGCGGCGCTGAAATACGGTGTTGCGTACGCGGTGGTGCTTCCGGGGACGCCGGTGCCGGTGATCAAACCCAAGTCGCCGCGCCGGCTGACGGCGTTTTACGCCGACCCGGTGGATGACGAGTGGCCGGAGTTCGCGCTGGAGGTGACCTCCCGGAACACGCTGAAGGGGAGGGTCAAGTCGGTGCGGCTCTACGATGCCACGCACCGGTACGACATGGAGGCGCGGGAGACCGAGGCCGGCAAGCTGCGCCTGGTCAGGGCCGAGGAGCACGGGCTGGGTGTGTGCCCGGTGGTCCGCTACCTCAACGGTGAAGATCTGGACGGGGATGATTGTGTCCGCGGCGAGGTCGAACCGCTGTTTGAGATGCAGGATCAGCTGAACGCCACGACGTTCAATCTGCTGATGGCGCAGCAGTATGCGGCGTTTCGGCAGCGGTGGATCGCCGGCATGGTGGTCACCGATGAGGACGGGTCGCCGCGGTCGCCGTTCCAGGCGGCGGTGGACCGGCTGTGGGTCGCCGAGGACCCGGATGTGAGATTCGGCGAGTTCTCCCAGACCGATTTGTCCGGGTATCTGCAGTCGATTGAGGCGACGATCCGCAATATCGCGACCGTCAGCCAGACGCCGCCGCATCACCTGCTCGGCCAGATGGCGAATTTGTCGGCTGAGGCGCTGGCGGCGGCCGAGTCGGGGCTGCAGCGGAAAATCGCCGAGCGCAAGAGCTCGTTCGGCGAGTCGCATGAGCAGATGCTGCGGCTGGCGTCGCTGGCGGCCGGCGACCGCGAGGGCTGGGAGGACATCGCCGCCCAGGTGGTGTGGCGGGATACGGAGGCCCGGTCGCTCAGTACAACGGTGGATGCGCTCGGGAAGCTGGCGCAGATGCTGAATGTGCCTGTTGAGGAGCTGTGGGAGCGCGTCCCCGGGGTGACCAAGACGGATGTGGACCGGTGGCGGAAGGCCGCCGAGCGGGCGCGGCGGGATGCGGACGCGATGGAGCAGCTGAACCGGATGCTGGATCGGCAGCTGAACTCGTCGCAGCCCGGCGAGCCCGGTGCCGCGGCGGGGTCCGATGCCGGTGAGGTCGAGCGGGAGGCCGCGGTTGCCGTCGCAGAACCAGCTGGCTGAGCAGCACCGTGCCGCGCAGGCGCGCCTGGCGGCGCAGGCGACCCGTGAGGTGCTGAGGCTGTGGCTGGATGCCTACCAGCCGCGGGAGCCGAGCGTGTGGCGGGCGCTGATCGCCGCGCTGGTGGCGCTGATCTCGAGCCTGCGGCGGGAGTCGAGCCGGCTGGCGACCGGCTACTACATCGAGTCGCGCGCGGAGGCGCGGGTTCCGGGGTTTTTTGTGCCGTCGCCGGCGCCGGAGGCGCCGCGGGAGTGGATTGAGGAGACGGCGCGGATCGCCGGTGCCCGCACCTACGGCCGTGCGCTGTCGGCGGATGTGCCGGAGCGGCAGGCTCGGCAGAACGCTGGTGTGGCGGTGGCCGGGAGCATGGAGCGGATCGTGCTGGATGCGGGCCGGCGGACGATCTTGGACGCGGTCGAGGAGGACCGTGAGGCGATCGGCTGGGCCCGGATCACCGATGCGAACCCGTGTGCGTTTTGCGCGATGCTCGCCTCCCGGGGGCCGGTCTACAGCGAGGCCACCGCGAGATTCGAGGCGCATCCGCATTGCGCGTGTGTGGCGGCGCCGGTGTGGTCGCGGGATGAGGCGTGGCTGGGCCATTCCCGGGACCTGTATGAGCAGTGGCGGCGTGTGACGGCCGGCTATTCGGGTGCCGAGGCTCGGCGNGTGTGGCGCCGCTACTGGGAAGGCCGCGACAAATCGGAGGAATGACGACNATGGCTGACCGCAGTGCCAGGCAGCTGCGCCGGCTCGTCGCCGAGGGCAAGGCGATGCGCACCGACCCGGACGATCCGCGGCCGGGCCGGTTCCCGATCGCCAACCGCGAGGATCTGCTGAACGCGATTCGCGCGGTGGGCCGGGTGCGGCCGAACACCGAGGAGGCGCGTGCCAGGGTGCGCCGGTTCATCATGCGCCGTGCGCGTGAGCTGGGTCTGGAGGAGCTGATCCCGGACACCTGGAACGCGGACGGCACGCTCAAAGAGTAGGCTTTTGGATCTTTCCTTTCGTGGCCGGTGGGCCGTCATGGCCGCCGGTTTTTTGTGTTGCTGGCCTGGGCCGTCAGGGTCAGGCCCTGGTGTCCCGACATGGGAGTAGATGTGTCTGAATCTGTGTCCGAGTCCACTGCTGCCGAGGCGCCGGGTTTTGGGCCTGGCGATGACGACGCTGAGGCGGAGGCGCTGCTGGCCGCCGCTGTCGCCGAGTCGGCCGAGGCGGATGCCGGCGAGGACGGCGAGGCCGCGGAGCGCCCGGAGCGTTCGGAGCGGCGCCGGCCCGGCCGCCGGTCTGCCCGGCAGGCGGATGCCGAGCCCGAGCCTGGCGGGCAGGAGCCCGGCGGCCGGCAGGAGGGGTCTGCCGAGGTGGGCCCCGAGGGGTATCCGCTGAACACGCCGGTCAAGGACATGACGCCTGAGCAGCAGGCGGCCTACTGGCGCGCGCAGGCGAAAAAGCACGAAAAGACCGTCAAGGCGTTCGGCCGGTTCCGGCCGGAGCAGGTCAAGGAGATGGCCGAGCGGCTGCGCGAGATCGAGGACGCGCAGAAGAGCGAGGCCGAGCGGCTCGCCGAGCGCCTGGCGGAGGTGGAGCGGCGCGCCCGGGAGGCGGAGCTCGCCAAGGCGAGGCTGCTGGCGGCGTCGACGCATTCGGTGCCTGCGAGCCTGGTGGAGCGGCTCGCAGGCGAGACCGAGGAGGAGATCCTCGAGGCGGCCGAGGCGCTGGCCGAGGGGATCGACGCCGAGGTGGAGCGCCGGGTGGAGCAGCGGCTGGAGCAGCGGGTGGCCGAGCGGCTCGCCGAGCTCGAGCAGGAGCGGGAGCAGCAGTCCCGCGCGCGCGGCGGCTGGCCGGTGGAGTCCCTGCGCCCTGGGGCGATGCCGGCCAATGAGGACACGGACCCGAACGAGGCGTTCCGCCAATTCCTGATGGGCGGGCGCCGCTAGCTACCCCTTTTCTTGTTCGTTGAGCAGCGCCGGCTCCTCGCACGGGGCCCGGGTCCGCTGCATGCTGTTGAGAGGAGTGCCCCGTGCCGTACGATGAGCTGATCACTAGGGATGTTTCCGATGACCCGCTGATCCCTGAGCCGGTGTCGGCTCAGATCATCCAGGAGCTGCCGACGCAGTCCTTCCTGCTGCAGCGGGCCGGTCAGGTGCGTATGAGCACCCGGACCCAGCGGCAGCCGGTGCTGGACGTGCTGCCGATGGCCTACTGGGTGTCGGGTGACACCGGGATGAAGCAGACCAGCGCGGTGGACTGGACGAATGTGACGCTGGTCGCCGAGGAGCTCGCGGTGATCGTNCCGATCCCNGAGGCGTACCTGGATGATGCCCAGGTGCCGATCTGGGATGAGGTGCGGCCGCGGATCGTGGAGGCGTTCGGCTACAAGATCGACGCGGCGGGTCTTTTCGGTGTGGACAAGCCGNGCTCGTGGCCGGCTGACATCTACAGCTCGGCCGTGGCCGCCGGTAACACGGTGGTCGCCGGCACCGGCAAGGATTTTGCGCAGGATGTGGCCGCGCTCGGCGAGGTGATCGCCGCCGACGGGTTCCAGATCAGCGGTTTTGCCGCCCGGCCGGGCCTGAAGTGGAAGCTTGTGGGCCTGCGCAGCCAGGACGGTTCGCCGATCTACCAGCCGGACCTGCAGAGCGGCGGCGGCGGCATGCTGTACGGCTACCCGGTGACGGAGGTCACCAACGGGGCCTGGGACAGCAGCGAGGCGGAGCTGATCGCCGGCGACTGGTCCAAGTGCATCATCGGTATCCGGCAGGACATCACCTACAAGATGTTCGACCAGGGCGTCATCAGCGACGGCGACGGCAAGGTGATCCTCAACCTCATGCAGCAGGACTCGGTCGCGCTCCGCGTGACCATGCGGGTGGCGTACGCCACCAGCAACCCGGTCACCGCGCTGAACCCGAACTCCGCCACCCGGTTCCCGTTCGGTGTGGTGCAGGCGGCGACGGCCGGTTCCTGATCCGCCCTGGGTTGTGGCGGGCTGGTGGCTGGTGCGGCAGAGACCTGCGGGCATGCGCCTGTGGGTCTCTGCCGCGGATGNCCAGCTGAGGTTTGACGGGTGACTCCTCCGCTCCCTGAAGGGAGCGGCTTCTCGCTAAGCCGCTTCCGCAGCGTCGCGAAGGGCAAGCCCTGCCCTGAGAATGTTCTCGGCCGCGTTCACGTCAGCGTGCGCGGTATGCCCGCACGCCGTACAGGCGAACTCGGCTTGGGTGACGCGGTTCTCCGCAGCGCAGTGCCCGCAGCGGGCACAGGTGCGGGAGGTGTTGGCGGGGTTCACCGCGATCAGCTCGCGACCGGCGCTCTCAGCCTTGTACGCGAGCACACGCAGGAACACCCCCCAACCCGCATCCAGGATGCTTCGGTTCAAACCGGACTTGGCGGCGACGTTCCGGCCTGGCTGCTCGATCGTGCCGGACGCGCTGCGGGTCATGTTCGNGATCCGCAGGTCCTCGTGCACGATCACGTCATAGGCGCGGACCAGGGCGAGCGCGGNCTTGTGCGCGTGGTCGAGGCGCTGCCGCCGGACCTTCGCATGCAGGGCAGCAACCCTCGCCACCGCCTTAAGCCGCCTTTTGCTGCCCCGCTTCTTGCGGGCGAGGTCGCGCTGCGCGGCAGCGAGCCGGNCGGCGGTGGCGGCGAGGTGGCGCGGGTTGGCCANNTGCTCCCCGTCAGAGGTGGTGACCAACGAGGCCACNCCCATGTCGATCCCGACCACCGCCCCCGTGGTGGGAAGCGGCTCGGCGGGCACGTCGTCGCAGGACAGGATCACGTACCAGCGGNNNCCCTCCCGCTTGACGCTGATCGTCTTCACCCGGCCTTTCACGGGCCGGTGCTGGTGCACCCGGACATGCCCGATTCCCTGGAGCCGCACGAACGTGGCNGTGGGGTGTTCGGGCTGGGAGTCCCACCGGCAGCCGTCACCGTCCTTCGGCCACTCCACCGTGTCGAACCAGCCGCGGCCCTTGAAGCGGGGGAAGCCCGGCTTCTGCCNGGCCTTGACACGGCGGAAGAACGCGGCGAACGCCTTGTCCAACCGTCGCAGGGTGGCCTGCTGGGAGGAGAACGACCACCGGCCCTGCCCGTCCGGGTCGTCCGCGCGGATGTGCTTCAGCTCGGCCGACTGGTCTCCGTACCGGATCGTCACACCTGCCATGCGGTAGGCGGTGCGGCGGTGCTCAAGGGCCGCGTTGTACAACTGGCGGTGGTCCTCCAGGCAGGCCGCAAGCGCGATCTCCTGGCGGCGGGTGGGGCGCAGCAGGAACTTGTACGACCGTCTCACCGCTTGCGTCGCCGCCTCTCAGTGCGCAGACCCTCGGCGAGGAGCACGCACGCAGCGGCATTGATCGAGATGCCCGCTTGCGCGGCGTATTCCTCGATCTGCCGCTTCAACTCCGGCGGTACGCGGAGGTTTAGTGACTCGCGGTGCGCTCCTCTAACCACAACCAGAATGCTACCACAACGCGGTCAAGAAGGGAGGGGGCGCGGATTCCCCCGCCAGCTAAAGCAGGCGGTCCCCTCCGCGCGATTCTGATGGGAGTTGTCTGGTGCGCCTGTTGGCCATGATCCACGCGTATCCGCCGCACCATAACGCCGGCGCGGAGTGGATGGTGCACACCATGTTGCGGGCCGCGGTGGAGCGTGGCCATGAGGTGGATGTGGTGCTCTCGTCGCGGCTGGAGGAGGGGCCGTATGAGCTGGATGGGGTGCGGGTGCACCCGTTCCGCTCCAAAGCTGACCCTTTTCGTTTTCTGGATGCGGCGGATGCGCTGGTGACGCATCTGGAGTGCACGCGCCGGGCTGCGGTGATCAGCCGGGTGCATGGTGTGCCGCTGATCCAGGTGCTGCACAACACTTACGACCAGAGCAAACACTGGGTCGCCAAGGGGCCGTGCACGCTGGCGGTTTACAACTCGGAGTGGATGCGCGCCGAGTTTGAGGCGTGGCTGGATTCGGTGCGTGCGCCGCGGCCGGATGCGGTGGTGGTGCGCCCGCCGGTGCTCGCCGAGGAGTATGCCACCAAGCCGGGTGACCGCGTCACGCTGATCAACCTCTACCCGCCGAAGGGGTCGGGGACGTTCTGGCAGCTGGCCGAGCGGATGCCGGACGTGAAGTTTTTGGCGGTGATCGGCGGCTACGGCCNNCAGGANGTGCGNGAGCTGCCGAACGTGGAGGTCGTGCCGAACGTGCCGGGCCAGCGGATGCGGGATGAGGTGTATGCCCGCACGAAGATCCTGCTCATGCCGTCGGAGTATGAGTCGTGGGGGCGGGTCGGGGTGGAGGCGATGGCCTCCGGTATCCCGGTG